TAAAGGAAATTGCGAGCTTTTGAGTCCTGTAGAATTACGCCTGGTGACGTATTTGTAGCGGAAACAGCGGCGTTATCTATGTCTGTTATAGCGAGGGACATCTTGGAGCTATAAATAGTACCGCACCTATGATAAAAGCTAATTGTTACTTCTCCTAGCTCAGTAAAAGATGCCACACTTAGAGACTCTTTGTATTCGTCAGAAACTATTATTCTATATTTAAGAGTATTAGCATTTCTTACAGTAGCATTAGAAGCAGCAGATGAGTCTGTTAAAGAAACAGCTATAGAAAAATTTGAACCAGCAACGTCAGTAGTTACAGGGACAGCCGCGCCAAGAGACTCCCAATTGGTAGCATTATCTATTTTTCTCTGAAGCTGGTAAGATGTTATTGGTACAAGAAGAGAGTTTTTCTTAATCGTAGCCGTATAAATTATATTATCGTTATCTCCCTTGTATCTTGTAAGCGATCCAATATTAGGAGCGGGAGACGCTAAAAGAGACGGAGCAACATAAGTATTAGGATTAAATGTATAAATAATAGAATTAGTACCGCCACTGCTATCAGTCACAGTCAATCTATAATATAAGCTTGTAGTATCATATTTTTCATGATTGAAAGTATCAGAAATAGGAGACGATGGCGGATTTGTAGGTGGCAAAACGCTACTAGACCAATTTAAAACAGTAGTAACATCGGATATATTAGTCCAAGAAGAAGAAGATCCTTTTTTTCTTTCTATTTTAATAGAAGACACCGTGGCATTTTTAGTTCTTATCGTATAATTAAACTCTATTTCTAAAGTTTTAGCACCAGATTCTCCAAATTCTATAACATCTCCACTAAAAATATTCAGCGTTGGGCTCAAAGCTTCTAAACAAGCCATTAATATTACTTCTTTTGGCGTTTTATTTTTTGCTAGAACTAAATCTCCATTTGCATACTTACCAAAAGTTTTCCCAGCGGCTATTGACACTTCAAAATCATCATCAAAAACCTCTCCACTCCCACCTCCCGTACCTATTTCTTGTAAACCTAAAACCCCGACCGTAGCAGTGTTAACAACAAGATAAACCTTCTTATCTTGTATTACAGAACAAATCTGACCCGCGTAAGCAGATGTATTATTAGATATATAATTTTCTAAATCAGCAAGAGTATTAAAATTTCCTTTTACAAAAATTTCTGTCCAGCAATGATTTGGGTCGTTGCTTCCCGAAATTACATCGTAAGTCGCCGAATCAACGCCACCAACCGGTCCAAATTCGCCTAATTCATCAACTACAGTTCCATCATCGAAATCATCCAGATTCTGTTTTCCTGGATTTAATAAAATAGTTTTTTTGGCTGATCTATAAAAAAGCCATTTTTTGAGAGATACCGGCTCGCCAGGCTTAGTTATATCTATTTCATTTATTTCTCTTGGAATTAATTGGTAATATTTATTTTCAGAAATAACATAAACAATCATTCCCACTTTTCTTCTTCCGCTTGAAAATAAGTCTTCGCTAATGCTATCTACAGACGGAATAGCATTTCTATATTCTATTGATGGCAACTCTATATATCCACCAATACCCCAATGAGAATAATGACTTCCGTATGTTACGTCTTTATTGACTACAGCTAAAGGAGTATTCGTTTTTCTATTTGAAATTTGTAAATCTAAAATATAATCAGGACTAGGCATAATTTTTATTTTTAAACGCAAGAATAAATAGTGAAATCTTGAGTAGTGCCAGCAGGATAAGAGGTTGATGCATCAAATGAAAGAAGCTTATACGAATTTCCATTTAAAGTAATCGCAGTACCAGTACTTCCATTATTATATGTTGTAAATATTTTTATACCCATTTGATTATTAACCAGATCAGTCTCTCCTGTTTGTATATAATTATTAGGAGTATTAGAGCCAACTGGAGAAGGGAAAGCTATTAGGCACTTGATTGAAGTTCCAGTACTAAGTTGACCTGCTCCAGCGACGTATGTTAATGCCCAATTTTTAGCCGCATTTCCTAAAGCAAGATAATTCGAGGAGCATATATTTTCTGTATGAATTGTTACTCTATCGTTAGATGTACCAGTAAGTGTTCCTCCATTTGCGGTTGTAAGTCTGCCCTTAAGAAAATCTTCAAATGAAATTGTTGTAACCACTCCAGAGATATATTTTCTAAATAACGGACCATAAAGACTATTTGCATTAAATGATGCAAAATCCCCAGTTGAAGCAGCAGCCGCAGTTGAAGACGCCGCATAAATTACATATATCGGATTAGCTTGCGGTGTTACCGTCGGCGTAGGCGTAATGGTCGGCGTAGGCGTGATCGTTGGCGTAGGCGTAATGGTCGGCGTAGGCGTGATCGTTGGCGTAGGCGTGATCGTTGGCGTAGGCGTGATCGTTGGCGTAGGCGTGATCGTTGGCGTAGGCGTAATGGTTGGCGTAGGCGTAATGGTTGGCGTAGGCGTAATGGTTGGCGTAGGCGTAGGAGTAGCTTGCGCTATAAAAAAGCTAATAGAATTATTGCATTTGCCAAGAGAAGTTACAGTAATGCTTGTAGCGCAATCGCTTACCGAAACAACTTTTCCATTTAGTAATTCAGCTTTCGAAAGTATTGCCGGATTAGCCAATCCCACATCAGCAGTAATAGAAAAATCTGGACCAAGCCCTTCACCCATTCCAGCATTCAATGTTAATAAAATATCCATTATATTATTTGAGTATATACACAGTTTTTTTTAAATTCGAGATAAAGAAAAAATAGATTCAATAGAACAAAAAGAATTTCCAACATCTCTAGCAGATCCACCATTAAACTCGCAATCACAAAAATCTATTCTTGTTACATCACCAGTCACAGAAAGAGTGCCCCTTAAATAGGTTGTCATTTTTTTTTGATTTAATATTTGTAAATCATAATCATAAACCCCAGGAGGCATCCCCATTTTACACCCAATTTTTTCTTTTAAAATTATAGTATAATCATCCGGAATCTGCACAGAATTGTCAAGAGTGGACCAGCTTAAAACTATTGCGCAATTTTTTTTATTTTTTACATGTAGATTTATTTCAGTTCCGGCAATACTTAAATAACCTCCAGAAGAGTCTTTTATTTTTAAAGAAATCGGACCGTAAGCATCGCCTCTATAAGCATCTGGTAAATTATAAATAGTTGGAATCATAATTAATCAAAAAAATATAACTATATAAATTAGTTTACACGTTTAGTGATAATAAATATCACTAAAAAAAAGATTATTTAACAAAAAAGAAAGCCCCGAACGAGTCGGGGCTTTCTTTAATTTTACTTGTTTATTTTTATTAAACAATAATGCCAGCAACAGCTTTAGCATCAAGGGCGACGCGACCCTCTTCCAAGCCGCCATAAAAACCAACCTTGCCAGAGCGAGCCAAAAATTGGTCATCTGGACGAAGATTAAAGCTTCCACCTGTTTCAGCATTAACAGCCAATGTGCGAATAAATGATCTACGTGAACGATCGATACCAATGAGGATTTCATCAGTATCAGCAAATTCAGTACCAACAAGATCAGCGTTCTCACCTGGTTTAGCAAATTTCTTTGTTCCAGCGATTTGATCGAAAAGAACATTGTATTTGCCGCCAACGCCAAGCTCAAGAAGCTCATGAAGCGTAACTCCCCAAATATCAGTCATACCAGCGGCATTGAAAATGCGCTCGCGGACAGAATCGGTAAGAGGAACGCCAGTAGTTGCACCAACTGGACCTAATTTTGTATTAACTGGATTATAAGCAAATCCACGAATTTGCTCCATAATCTCAGGAGAAACATAGAGATCTGTTAAACCTCTTCCTTCGTTACCAACTGGAGTAGTGCCATTATAAGCGGCATTCAATCTCTTGAGAAGAGTAATTGCCTTGTTAATGTCTTCAACTTGGAAGACGTCCGAAGCCTGAGCTTTAAAAACGTGATTAACATTTTTTGTCTTGGCGTCTGCAAGCATTTTAAGAACAACATACCAAGCGTTTCTTTCTTGCTTAATAAGCACATCATTAGAAAGCCTCTCAAGACCTCTAGCTACAACGTCTAAACGACATTTGCGAACATAACGCTTATCAAAGCTAATAGCAGAATCAAGAGGATAGGTAGAAACTTTAATCTCTTGGAAGCTTCCAATCTGTTGAGTAGGAAGACCTCCGGCAACTGTTTGCTGCCAAACAGAAAATGTACCCTCGGGCTCACCATAGTAAAGATCAACTGGAATAGATGGGGAATCATCTTCATCATAACTCATGTCTTCATAAATAGCGGCAGCAGTACCTGCCTGTAAAAGAACTTCCTGAATAACTGGAGCAATAAAAGCAGCAAAAGCGTCCTGAGCCTCAAGAGCTTGAACCTTATTACTTGAACCCATAGCTTTAACAAGTTCAACTTGCTCTGGTGTTTTTTCAAATTTGATTTTCATAATTTTTATTTTATTTTCTAAATTTTATTTTCTATTTAGCGTTGTATTAAAGCTTAATGTCGATCAAGACAAAGTTACTTGAGTCCTTTGGACCAAGCGCTTTAGCAACCATTAAGGTTGGATCATTTGTAGTAATAAGCTCGCCATTGGTATTAATACCAAGTCCGCTTCCAAACGCTGGTGTTCCAGCAACTCCGCTATAAAGGAATAATCCGCGCTTAACAACGGGGACAGCTTCACCGCTAATGATAACATCGCGCTCAGCAGCCTTGCGTGGTTCAAACTTTAATGGATATCCATTTTCATCAACCGATCTAACATCCTTAAGCATCATTCCGAGAACCTTAGCTGGAACAGTTCCAGAAGGAGCAGCGGTAACTTTACTTGCAACGTTAAATCTAGCGGAGACAGTTCCATCAATAAAACTGTCATTTCCAAAAGCGGCTTCTTTGGAAAGGTCAAAGCCATTACCGACAGCGGTAACGAAAGTGCCTTTATTTCCCAAGCCACCGTCAAAAGCAAAAAGGTTGATAACCTCATGCTCATCATAATCTCTAAAAGGTCTAATTGTAGCCATATTTTTTATTTATTTGTTAATTTGTTTATTTATTTGTTTATTATTTATTTTCTACTTTGATAGTGTTGCTATTGAAAGCTTTGGCAAATTTTTGCCTAAGGCTATCTTCAGCAATCGCTCCATTTGGAAGAGCAACCTCTTCAGCCTGCGCCTTTTCAAGCACAACTGCAGCCTCTTGCTCTTTTTCTTCCTGCTCTGAAGCAATCACTTCAGCAGATTGTTTATTTTCAGATGTTGCACAGCCCTCATCTTTCATTTTTTCTTCTTTAGCTGTTTTTTTCTCCATCATCATTTTTTTGTTTTTGGATTTAGCAAAAACATTGAAAGCTTTATACCACTTATCAAAAGCTTCCTGATCTAAATTTTTAATTTGTTCACCAATTATCTGACGTTCTTCGTCATCTAAAGAAAAATCCTCGTCTAATCCAGACATTCTATTTTGGAAAATTTCTTCGGCTTCACGAGCTTCTGCCTCTAGCTTAATTTTTTCAAGCTCGGCTTTTAATTGTTCACCGGTTTGTTTTAACTCTTCTAATTGAGCTTCAAGTTCAGCCTTTGTTTTTTCCGCTTCGGCAATAACGCTGTCTTTAGCAGCTTGCTCCTCGGTAAATTTTTCGCTAGCTTTTTTAATTTCCTCTTCAAATAAAGCGCGAATATCAGTAGCGCATATCTGTTTTAAAGAATCGTCATTTAAATCTTGAATAGATTTTATAAGCATTTTTTTATTTTCCTTTTTTGTTTTTTCTTTTTCAACATTAGCAGCAGCTAAATCATCCGCGTCTAATTTATTTGAAATTATATTTGTTTCTACAAGTTTTTCATCTAATTGGGAACTTTTTATAGATAAGTCACTCACGTCAGACTCTTCTTTTTCCTCAACTTCATTTTCTTCTTTTGATTCTAAATCATTAGGTCCAAAAACCTTAACACCTTTAACGTCGGCTGCTGGATTATTTGTAAAACCTATTCCAAGAGGCAAAACCTCACCTATTAAATTAATAAATAAAGGCTTACCATCATCATCAAAACCCTTGCCGCCGAAATGCATTAACTTATCTTTCATTTCTGCTACTTCAGCCTCATCAGAAAGAATTGAAGCCTCGGAAAGATTTAATGACCCCTTAGCTATATTGAAATTTCTAAATCCCATTTCCCAGCTAGTAGAAATACTAAGATAAGACTCAGAAGACGGATCCGAGGAAGCTTCAAGCTTATCGGCAAATTCTTCATTTACAATTCTCCAAACAAAACCGCTCAAGACAACATTGAATGGATCTTTTTTATCCTTAACTTCATCCAAAGTTAAAGGCTTATCCGTTCCATATTCGCTAAAGCCAAAGCCAGTTATCAAGCCGGCAACATTTTTTCTCTTATGCTCTATATTCATCGGCTTGAATTTAAAATTCTCAACGGAAGATAAAGCTACATCTGTAGAAATTACTTGCCCATTTTTATTTGCTCTGTTAACAACAAAAGCATTAAACGCAACCCCAATTAAATCATAATTTTTTTCTAAATCAATTGAAGAATCTAGAAAAGGTTTTAAAGAATCAATTCCAGCTTTAGCAATATTTATATCAGTTTCTTGCGGCAAGAAAACTCTTATAGGGTCAGATGCAAAAATAGTTTGAAATGGAAAATTTATTTTTTCTGAAGGTCTATACTCTTCTGCTACCAAATCTTTTACCCAGATATAAGAATTTTCAAATTTTGGCATGATATAAATAATAATTTATTTTTATTGTATTTTAAATTTACACAATTATATAAAAAATGTCACAATAATTTTATATATTACTACAAGATTCAACTAATAAAGCTTCCGACTCTCTTCTTTCTATTAATCCATCAAGATTTTTACCTCTCCAGATCCTTTTCATTTGCCTTATTTCATGAGCTATTTTTTTATAGTCTTTCTTTGGAATCAAGACTCTTATGTTTCTCATTTCTAATCTTTTTTCTCCAACCAAGCTTGTCCCTCTATTAAAAACTAGGGATACAATAGCCCCATATGCATCCGGACATAAATCAGACAACCCAGGAAACGTTTTTTCTGCTAATTTTGTAAATTTTGTCCAAGTTAAATTCTCAAAAATCTCTTTAGCTTTTTCCCATTGAATAGTTATTCCGGCAGCTCTAAGCTTCTTAGTATACTCTCTGCCTCTTTCGGAACTTTTTCCAGAAGCACTTTTGATTAATTCTATTTCTTCTTTTTTAAGAAAGCTAAATATATTAGATAATTCGTCCTCAGAGTAATAAGCGCAATCTATTCCTATTCCAATTGTCGGACCAGAAGCTCCTCCAGGCCATGTGAACTTAGATAAATATTTTTCATAATAATCTCTGCCACCGCCCACTTCATACTTTAATAATAAATCAAGCGCTTTTTTAGATGGCTTATCTGAGTTCGTAATCATCTTCTTTTATATTTGTTTCAATAACTGTTACGTTATTTATATTTTCGTTAACACTTTCTATCGTTGACGCTGAACTACTTCCATATTTTAAATCTACAACGGCTTGAGCGCCAACATAAGAAGCTATTATGATAGCTAATATCTCAATTGTTTTAGAAAAAATAGTAACAAATCCAGCAACGAATTCTGGATTTTTTGGAATAAAAAACATTATTCCAAGACTTGCAAAATAAAAAAAAGCAAGTATAAGAACCGAAGTAAAAACAATATAAAATTTACTAGAAGCCATATGATTTATGGCTTTCATTCTTTCTACATCTTGAATTGGAGTATTTGGTGGAACTAAGTTTCCACTCAAATACGAAACTAGAGAAATTGCCGTATTTTTAATTGCCTCGATCATATGTAAATCTATTTCTTTTCAATAGAAACTATCGCGACGTATCCAGACAACAATTTAGCTTCACTTTCTAATTCCTTATAAAGCTCATCAGACAGCCTTCCATCTGTATCATTAAAATCAACCCCAAGAATAGCAATAAAATCCCCCTCAAGGCAAATAATTGGAAACATATAAGATCTATGAATGCCCCTATGTAACCAAAAATCTTTAAAAGCATTCTCATGAGTTTCGTCCGTTTCTATAATCACACCAGACTGGCTTTCATTCATTTCTGTTAGCACCTTGCTAAAAAAAGATATTGGTAAATTTTGTAGCTTCATTAAATCAGTAGAAACACCAGGCTTAGTAGCCTCAAATGTCGCAGAAAGCTTTTTCATGCTTTTGTTACCTGGATAAAAATTACCACCATTATGAAACTGAGCTATCCAAACTCTATCTAAATCATACTTGCTCTGCAAAATATTTAGAGTAGAATTAATTTTTTGCTGCATTTCAATTGTTATATTAAAATCATTGCGCCTTTTATTTCTATCCTTTTCTTTTCTTAAAGCCAAAAGATACTTAGCGTAAAGCAGAGCAATTGGTCCAACTATTCCAGTTAAAAAAGCAGCTATTACAGTTAAAAATTCAGAATGAAAAAAAAGAGAAGAACCGACCATATAAACCCATTATTAATATATTTTTATTTTATATTAAATACATCTCTTAATTAAAAAAGAGACCCTATAATTAGTCCAGAAATAAAACCAAGAATAAAAATAAATTTAGCCGGATTCTCCATTTGCCAGTTATTAAATTTTTGTATTAATTTTTCTAATGTTTTCATAACTTAAAGTATCCCCTTTATTCTTAGATAAGTGGCTCCGCCAATTATTAATAAAAGTATAATTATAATAATATTTCTCTGCAAAATTGCTAAATCTTTTTCGACTAACTTTTTTTGCATTACATTTAGATCTTTGATCATTTTTTCATTATACTCCATTTGCCTAATAAGCTCTTCGTCAACCTGAGACCTAGCTACATTTAAATTCTCAAAATCTTTTCTTATCTGCTCATAAGTTTCTTTGTCTTTCAGTAGGTCTTCATATTCTTTTGAGCTAACTACAACAACAGTATCCGCTTTATATTTTTCAGGAATAATTAATACTCGCTGCTTATCAATATAAGCAGGAGAACGCTTACTTTGCGAAGTGATTACATCTATAGTTTTTTTATAAACCGGAGGAATATCGATTCTCTTTTTAGGAGGTTTAACAAGCCTCGTAGTTTCCGTAGAGTACTTATCGGCTAAATCTATTCTAGCCTGCTCTAAAGAATCCTTAGTAGCATAAACAGTACGAGAAAGAGCCTCTGACTGTTTTTCTGTATATACGGTACAAGAAGAAGCTACCAAGCAGCAAACAATTAATAAAAAAAACTTCATATTTATATATACACTACAAAAAATTTCTCTAACCTGGTACCCAAGTTAAAATTCCATTTATTGATTTTAATGTATATGTAGTTGCATCATTTAGAATAGGAGCAAAATCAGACGGACTAAATGTTTTATTTATCCAAGCATTATTTGAATTATTTCTACTTAGGAATTGGCCACTCATTGGAGAGTTTATTGAAACATCATGTAATTCATCTAATTCATATCCATTTTGCACCTTTACAAAAACTTCTCCATTATTTTGAGCCCTAGTTACAACGCCCAAATAAACCATATGATTTGGAGCATGAGGCTTATTAGCTAAACCATACAATAAACTACCAGTTGGCCCAAGCCAAATAGGGTCACCAGCACTAGCAACGCTTACATCGAAATTTTCTAATAAGCCATCTGTAATTACAGTTCCAAAAGCATTATTATCTAAACTATCTTGAACAACTAAACCTAATGTTTTTGAAGATGATTGCTCAGAAACATTAGATGCTAATTTAACTAAAATATTTCCGCCTTCAGCTCCAGCAATATATACGGGTTGACCTTTGTAAATAGTTGACCCATTATAATTTTTAACATTTACTTGAGCCGAGTATACAACGCCGCTAATAATCGTATTATCTTGTACTTCACCTTGAAGCAGAACGCCAGTTCCGTTAACAGTTGGTCTTTCGCTAAACAAGGCGGAACCAGAAACGTTTAACGCATATGAATTTTGAGATATTAATTTTATTCCAGACTTAAAAGTTTTTCTTCCATTTACTATTTGATTTGTATCAACATCAACAAAAAATCCCCTTAGATTTGAAGCTAATCCAGATGAAGAATAAGGATCTAAATTGAAATCGGTAGTATCAAAATTTATTTCTGAATAACTATAGTCAATGGCAGAATTAGAAAATGCCACACTTGCGCTAAAAGTTTTTGGTCCAGTAATAGTTTGAGATCCGTTTATGGTCACAACCTCACCTAACATTGCTAGCCCAGACTGGTTACTTTGTATTTGTGAACCAGATAAAATAGGTCTATGGAAAAATGTTTTTACTCCTGATATATTTTGATTACCCGTTTGAAAAACTATATTTTTAAAATCGCCAGAACCCACAGCTCCGGATACGTTGTAAACATCTATTTTTTTATTAACCCAAGTATTATTTTCATTAAAAAATAAAACATCACCGCTTGATGGTAAGTTGATACTTACATCATGAAGTAAATCTAAATGCGTTCCAGTATTTAAATTTATATATATTGCTCCATCTGCAGCGTCTTTTTTAATACAAAAACCTATAAAAATAGCATGGTTTGGAGCTGTTGGAACTATATTCGTTATAGCCCCATCATTAACAGAAGAAAGATATAATTTGTCACCAACGTTAAAAGCATTAGTATTAAATCCGTCCAAAATTCCATTTACTACTATTGAGCCGTATTCCCCATTTAAGATATTATCTAATGCTATGCCAATAACATCTGAATCATGAATCGAACTTGAAACAGCTTTTTCTACAATTGGATAAGACCCGTCTCCGCCAACAAAAGATACTATACTACCTCTATTTATAGTAGAACCAGATCCATTATAAACTGTTTGAAGCAAGTATTCTGTACTTTGAATTGATGGCAAATCTTGCCAAATAGTATCATAATTAGTATTAGTATTTTTTACTAAAAATTGACCCATTGATCCACCAGCTGGCACTCCAATACTTGGATCCACCCAAGCAGTATCATAATTACTATTAGTAGATTTAGCTAAGACTTGACCCTGCGACCCACCAGCTGGGACGCCCAATCCACCCGTAGGAAGTATATCAGTAGGCTGACGCTCAATTTTAACTATTGAAGCATCATTAATCATATTTTAATTTTGTGCGGTAAATCCGCACCAAAACTTTCCATTTCCGCTTGAAATTGCTCTAACTTCAGTTACTGGAGTTGTTAGATAAGCAGGAAGAGCGTATCCCGTATTTAATCCGGAAAAAGAATAAAAATCAACCCATCCATTTTCAAAAAATGGGCTTTTGTATTGAAGAAAAACGCTTCCACTTCCGCTTGCGTAAGCGGTAAATGCCGCGTCTCTGGATCTAGCCATATTAACTGCTTCACCCGTAAATGGCGCTTGTTGACCGGTTAGCAATAGTTTTGTTTGTATAAAAAAATGATTCATATATTTATATGGGTTACACTTTATTAAGATAAAATTCCGCTTTTTAATCTATTTAAAGTTCTTCTAGTTAGAGCCATTTCCATGAATTGGCACTCATCGGGTCTAATAGACCAAATTTCTCCAGAGGGGACTATTTTTCCGTCTACATCGAGATGTTCTTCCCACTTATCATAACAAAGCATACCTATTTCAAACGCATCTAATCCACGGGCTTGAAACTTCTGATGAATATCTTGAGCTATGTGTCCAATGTGCCACCTGGCTCCAGATAAGCCTTTTTGAGCAACTGAATCTTTGAATTTATATCTTACATAATTTACTTCTTCCCATGCGTCCAACCAAGTATCTGGAATTTCTGATATTTCTGTTTTTAGATTTTCATCGGAAGTTTGTATAGATGTAGTTGAAGCATATACAGTGCTCCAAGCTCTAGTTGCCTGACCCAAAGCTCTTGTTCCGCTATTTATAGGAGCAAAAAAAGTATTAGTTAATTGGTATGCGGTTGTTCCGGCTGGAAACTGAAAATTTATGTTATCAGTAGCAGCAAATGCTCCAATCGATAAATTTGCAGAAGAAGTTGCATTTAATAAATTTCCAGAAAATCCTCCTACAAAACTAGAAGCAGAAATTGAATTATTTGATGGATTAACAGTTATTCCATTAGTCATCAAATCTTTATATCCGGCAGTATTATTAGAAGTAAATAATAAGTAACGATTAGCATTAGCAGTATCTTGCGTTCCATATCCAGACACTACTATATCAGCAGAGCCATCGAACGTTAATCCGTTAATTTTTGCAATAGGATTTTTACCAGAAAGCCTGCTAGCAAAGCTTGCTAATCCATTAAAATTATCACATTTTAAAGTTTTATTAATAGGATTATAACTCAAACCCGAATTCTGCTGAAGAAATTTTGAGCCCGACCCAGTTTGCTCTACAAAAGTAATATATCTTTCAATACTACTGTTTCCTAAATTGACATATATTGGATTCACAGCCCCACTTACTAAAACCCCAGTTCCCTTAACCTGTAAAGCATTTGTAAAATTTTTAACTCCCTCAATCGCTTGATTTGCATTTGTATTTACAAGCAAAGCTCCTAAATTACTTACGAGACTATTTACAGAATTACCATCAAGAGAAAAATTAGTATCTGTAAATTCAACGTCACAATATTGATATGTATTATAATTTGTATCAAAAATTGTATTTCCAGCAAAAGTTTTTTGCGAAGGTATAGATTGATTTGTAGATAAAGTTACAACTTCCTCTAATTTCGCTAAGCCTTTTCCACTTAACTCTGGTCTAGAAAAAAAATTTTTTACTCCTGATATATTTTGATTACCAGTTTGATAAACAAATTGATTTGTTGCCAAATCGCTATATTTAAAAGATGATCCAGATAAAGAATTAAGTTGTCCAGTTGAAGCGAAGTATCCCGAACCATATTGACCAACAAGACCAGAAAAATCTGCATCTATTTGTTTTAATTTTACTTTATTAATACCCATAAAATTATTTTTTACTATGGTATAAAATACTTGCGGATCTTATATCTATACCATGATTTGAAGCAAGTTCATCTATTTGGCTATAGATTTCTGGATTTGACCTTGACATATCCTGTATATATAAATCAAAAGTTTTATTCCAGTTTTCTAATTTTTCATTCTGAGCAATTAAAATTGCAATATCAGAAACGATTTCAGCTTGTTGTTTATTTAATTTTTTTATTTTAAATTTAGCTTTAAGAACTGTTTCTATATTTTTTTCAAGAGACGTTATAGACGCCAAAACTGTCTTCATTTTTTCGCAACTAAATGTTTCTATATTATCTGACTCAACTGACGCCGATGCTTGCTTGCGTGTTACGAGCTGCTTTCCTCCGCTTCCTATTGGTCTACCAGAATTTCCGGCCGGATTTTTATTTCCTCCTGTTCCAGCTGGTGAGTTAGGATCCTTAGCTCCACCTATCAATGGCTGGTAATAACCTTTTTCTTTTAATACTTTATATTTTTTTTGAGACTCAATACTTTCTTCAGACGTTGGAAGTCTACCGCTTTGAAATACATCAAATCCCTCCTCTGGAGTTAAAACTCCAAGTTCTATAAGCCTAGAATAAACTCTACTCATCAATACGTTGTCTTCAAAGTCAATATCTTCTAATTTTGGAGTAGGAATTTGTTTGAAACCCAGCGCTCTTCCAACCTCCTTCATTTCTGGAATTAAAAAATCTCTTAAGAATTTTTCACGACCATATTTTAATCTAGCAAAAAATACTTTTACTTTTATTGAGGTATTTGAAAACTTTTCTTCTCCAAATAAAATGCTATTTAACCCCATTCTTATATCGTTATCTAAGATTTCATATTTCTTAGGATCAAGAAGATTGCCGATATCTGGAATAACAAACTTTGCGTTTGTTGTGTAATCTGCAACTAAAACTTTTCCAACGCTTTGATTCTCAAAAAGCTTTCTCATAGAAGCTAAATTTTGAGCGCTTGGCATTCCAACTTTTTCGTCGCCCATGGTTATCATTAACACGGCTTGCTGAACAGATCTAGCAATCGCTTGATCTATTTTTTTTAATTCAAGTTTTGAATTTATATCTTCTAGAACCGCAAACCCCATAGGTACAGATAATGGTTCATAATTTTGCTTTTTATAAAAAATAGCCACCAATCTATCTTTATCTAATTCTAGCGCAACATTATTAAGACCGGCGGGAATATTCTTTTTTTGAGAATTTGACGCTTTGTCCAATAAATTTTTTATTTCTGGTATCTTTTCAGCTATTTGTTTATCTGATTCAGTTCTTGGATTTATAAGAGACTGAAGCTCATAATCATTCAGCATTTTAACATAAACATTGTCTAAAAAAGAAGATGACGTTACAATATTTATATCAGATGGGTTTAAAATTATATATTTAACTGGAATTTGCTGATCATCAGAGGATGAAGCGCCAAACGCTTCTTGTATCTTCATCATGTTTTCTCTACTGAAGTCTGCCCTGAATTTATAGATAAAAATATTTCCACTTCTATAAAACTCTCTGTAAAACTGATCTTGCAAATCCCAGCTATTTATCTTTTGAAGCCAAAGGTTAAAAAATTTTCTACTTTGTTCGTTTCCACCCGTTAAATAAATGTCAGAGAGACTAAACTCCGTCATTAGATCTATTGTGTTTCTAAAAATTGGAACATTCCAATAAGCTTTTTGACAAAGCACTATCGCATCTTTGGCTGAAATATTAGAATTATAATTACCTTTTCCAGTTCCGTAAACAAATGGGACAACCCCTTTTTCTAAATTAGAAAACCTATCAGTTTTTGTAATAGAAGAAGCCACATTTCTTCTCATTGATGTTTCACCTGTTCTTTCACAAGTTGACGCAACCGCTATGCTCAAATTATCATCTAATGAAGCCATGACAGCCTCAGGAATTTCATTTTTTTTATTTTTTTGAGTCATGATATTAAAGGATCAGCTTGTCTTTATTTTTAAGTTTAAATATTAAACATTATTTTTATGGACAATATAAGATATTTTTTTAATTATATTATTGTATAATTCTACACGTTTTATAGAAAAAAGGGTGTAAAATTATACTTAGGCTTTTCAGCCTTGTCGGAGTTTAAGTCGAAAAAAACTTTAACTGCCCAGTTTCCAAGCATTAATGCTGAATAGTTATCTTTTCTTGGCTTATTAGCAGTCGTTAATCTTCTTAAATGAGCAGGCAAGTCAAAGCTCTGTGTTCCACGAGCCGTTGAAGAAACTTGAATCAAAGCGCATTGATCTTTTGTATCTTTTATTATAAAATCCTGTTGCTCCATAAAATCCCTAACGCCAAGCTTTGCTCTTTCAATAGCGTCTTCAGGAGCGTCATCTATACCTTTTGGATAAATATAGTCTATTGGAATGTTTAAGCTAAACATTTGATTAACAATATCTGGATGCGCGCAAGAAGCGCTTGCAAACCAAACCCTTTTATGATCTATACAACTTTGAAGATAGCTGTTAGCTCTTCCGATAAAAGAAGATGTAAAATACTGCTTGATACATATTATTCCGGTATCGGAATTGTATTGTGTTTTTGCTTCTTTAAGCATCTCTATATACTCATCCCCCTCTTTATCGGAATTAAATTCAAAAAAGCCGACCTTCATATTTTTTGATTTAAAAATAGCCGACCCATTAGCTGCCTCTATGAACTGATCGCCTCCTGCGTTATCAATAATAACCATTTTTATATTAAAATGAGTTAGCAAGTAATAAAAATACTTAATATGATCCTGTACGCTTGCCCCTGCTTTCTGATATCCGTGAACATAAATAGAAGTTCCATCTTCCTCATTTAATTCCATAACCGCCATTGCAAAATAGTCAGAACTTTTGGACGCACTAAAGCTTGGATCAATAGCTAAAACATATTTTTTATCCTTATCTCCAACTATTTTAGTAGTTGGATACTGACCATTAGGAACAGTGCAAAGCGTCATTTTTTTAGGAGAAAAATAACCATCTCCTCCATCTACGAATCTTGCACAATATTCTCTGAGGAAAGCGGAGTGACTAATCCCCCCACTTTTAGCTAATTGAATAACGCCTTGGTCAATCATATGTTCCGGAAGAGATTCGTAACTCATTTGAGAAACAAAATAGGTAGAATTTTTCATAGCTTCCATTCTATCTTCCCCAACTTTTTCAGAGTCATTAAGAAGATTTGGGTCTCTGATAATGTCAGACCATATAGAATAAAGTTCAAAAAGATATTCAAAAGTATAACTAGCAGAACTTAACGTTATCATTTTATTGACGTTTTTAAAAACAGTCCTATCTTTTTCTTGCATTCTTCCAGCTTTAATCATCTGATCCTCTACTTCTCTAACTCTAATTCTTTCAGCAACATCTAATGGAGAACTCATAAACGGCATTAAAACTCTCTCAACGATATCTTTCGGCATTAATAAAAACTCGTCAATAATAAGAACAGAAGCGCGATAGCCTCTAGTATTTTCTCCGCCAAGTGGTATCGCCGTAATAGAACCTCCGTGGGGCAACTCTACCGGATAAACATACTCATCGTTTCTTTTTACTGGATCTTTAAAACATTGCTTCGCTAAACCTGCATCTTTTGCGTTCAGCATCTTATCTATTTCCATGAATAGTCTTCTAGATGTTCTAAAATTAGCAGACGCAATCAGTATCTTAGTTCCTGGCTCGAATATGCATTGCAAAATACAAAAAACAGCCGCGCAAAAACTCTTAGAAGCGCCTCTACCCCATGTAAGCATAGAAAAATTTCTATTAAACATCGCCTTAATATTTAATTCTTGATACTTTTCTAGCTTAATCCCTAAAAACAGCTCCGTAGTAAGTCCAATATTTGATTTTAAAAATTTTGCTAATGTTATTCTTGCGGTGGCATCATCCATTTCTCCTTTTATTTCTATTAGCTCTTCATTAAAGTGCCTTTCAGGAATTATTATGTCTTGATTTCCAACTTCCCACATATTCAAATAAGATTTTGCTCAATTAAGTATTGAAAATCTAAAGATTTAGCAGCATTAACATCAAGTGAAAGTATTTTCGGAATTAAATCTGATGATTCTTTTCTACCTCCAGAAAAACAGAATTGTACATTATCTGGATAATTTTTACATACTTCTCTAAATCTATGAAAAATAAAGTCTGACGAAGCTTTTGCAAATTTCCCAGTTCTAGAATAAGAAAAAGATAAAAATTTATTAATATCGCACTCCGTCACGACAACTAAATATCCACCAGCTTCTTTTGCTCTTAAAATCTCTCTATTAAATCTATCAAATCCAGAAGACAAAGTCGATACTAGGTCGCTCAACGACTTTCTCTCGACTGATAAAAGTCTATCTGAAGAATAATCTCCAAATTCAAGTTTTTCTACACTCACCTCACAATCAATAAGCTTAATAGGCTTTTGTTCTCTAGTATCGATGGTTATATTTTTCTTATGAATAAAATTAAAATTTAATTCATTTTTATTGTAGTTAAACCTTCTTATAAGTCCAGTAGATTCGATAAAACTATTTAAATCAGGAAAAAAGAATTCATAAGTTTTTATTGATGGTAAATAAGAGATAGTTCTAAGTTCTGAACAAGAGGGAAAATAGCATACACTTTTTAATTTTGAATGTTCAATAATTTTATTCAATAAGAATTTTTTAGATAATCCGTCTTTTTCTAACTTAAGCCAAGATAGCATATTTTTTTTATTAACGAAATCAGTTAATAAATACTGCTCGAAACTTTTGAATTCAATTATTTCTCTTATTTAGATTCCATTTTAAGTATTGATCTATTTTAATTCCATGCACATTTTTTACGTGACTAATAAAATCATCTTTATTGTCACACGAATACTCACACGCAGATTCTTTACATGAGAAATTCATAATAATTAAGTATTAAATATTTCTTTTGGGTCAATTCCTCGAATAATAGCCTTAAATTCATCGACAGAAGAAAGCTTTTGCACTTCCTCTTTTAGAGCCTCTCTCTGTCTTTCTGCCAAAGCAATCATTCTTTCTCTATTTTCCTCTTGCTTCCATGCGTATACTAAATTTAGAATAGAAGCATTCTCATTTCTTTTTTCTTCTATTCTTTTCGAGCGATTAACTGTTAAGCTTTTATACAATTTATCTTGCCTAGAAATACATTGATTATATTCTGTTTGAGCATTATTAATAGCCTCGTTTAGACTCATGCTTATTTTTTTACCGTCAGATTCGGAAGCCATATCGTCTAAAGACATCCTCAAATATTCTATTCTTCTTTGAATATCAGCGGCAATAACCACTTCATTAGATAAGGTAATAAATTGATCTAGCTCTTCTTGAGTTAAATCATCTTTATCATGGGTATATCTAATAAACGCATCTTCAAAAAGCTCCCTATCTTCCTGTCTAGAATAATTGTTTATTTGATAAAGAAATCTAAATATTTTGAGGTAAGAAAATAATGATTCTACGCATTTTAGTTGCGCTCTTTTTAGAGTATCTTCTTTCCATCCATAATTTAAATATTTATTTATTCTAGCTATAGCTTGCGTTATTGTGGCTGGAGGTCTATACTGCTCAGTTGGAGTTTCGCCTCTTCTAAAATTTGACGAAGGCTCGTAATTTATTGACTCAAATTCTCCCGAGTTACTCAATCTAAGACTTTTCCTATCTTCTTCGTTTTCTAAAAATTTTATGTAATCATTAACTGTCCTACATTCTAAATGTAATGCCGAAATATTTTGATTATCTAGCAAGTCTCTAGTAAAAGCAAGAACTGAAAATCCATCCTTTTTATATTCTGTTTTTATTTTATTCTTTTGATCTTCAGAAAGAATAAATGGTTCCATTTTTTTTATAACATTTACTTTTATAGATCCAATCTGAAATTCAGAAATATATTCTTTTATAGCTCGACCCTCTTTGCTTCTACCATCAAGAGAATCATTTAAAAAAACTTTCCTAGTTAATTCAGAAAGATTAGGAGCAGCCCCGCCCTGAAAAGCCTCACGTATAATCAACTCTTGCTCTGGAGTCAATTTTAAATTATTACTATCCTCAAGCATTGTTATATTTCAAAAACTAAAGTTTTTGCAATTTTAAATATTTTATTTTTAATTTTTTTAATCTGCTTATAGCCCGGCGATCTATTTTTTTCGCTAGTTTTATACCCCATAGCTTGGGCTGTTTCTATTTCATTTTTATTATCTATGTAAAGATAAGAATATACCTTCCACTCAACTACTGATAGTTTTTCTTTTATTTTTTTGTGAAAAATATCTATTTTAAAACTATAATCTATATATTTATTTGTGTCTGGAATATTAATTTCTAACTGAGAAACAGAGCCGTCCTTAGATTCGCTGGCATATTCATGAATGCTTACTGGCATCTTTATATCATAAGCGCTTTTTTTGCTAGATTCCCACTTTGCGTAAATATTACAAGAGCTATTTTGATTAACATATAGCTCACATAAATTTCCACCTAAGTTATATTTACATTGAGAACATGGCTTTGAAAAAGAAGAATAATTATTTCTAATTAAATTTGTTATTTGATTCGTAATAATCGTATTAAGCCAAGGTCTAATTGGTCTAGTATTATCCCACTGATCCCATTTATTAAAAATATGTAGCCTAATTTTTTGCGATACATCATCAAAATCCATCCACGCTATTGCGGTTAATCTCCACTTACCTCTTCTTTTTAATATTTCTTCATCGATTATATATAAACATTCCTCAAATGAGGGTTTTTTATTTGGAAAATCTTCCTCTAAAGTCATAGGACAATTAATCTATTTCAATTAGGCGAGGCGAACTGGATGCCTCTAACCTAAGCTCTTCAAGAATTTGTTCTTTGCTTTTGTTAGGCTTTCTGTCGTCTTCGGAAAATTTAAAATCATTTAAATCATTAGTTGTCGAATTAGACGAAGATTCGATTAATTGACCAAATGTAATCCCACGCTGGGAATTATCTTTCTCAATGATAACCCCCGGTTTATTTTTTAATTTTTTAAAGCTATTTATATGCCTTTGTATTTGAATATAATCATCTTCAGCTATTTCTTCAGCGTCATCTATCTCCTCGTCTTCTTCATCAACGACCTTATTTATTTTTTTTAAAGCCTGAATCTGGTTTTCTAAATCTTTTATTCTTTTTAGATTATCAGAATCTGAAACTTCGGTTTCAGTTTTTTTTATGACTGGTTTATTTAAAATCACGCTTCCTATTGCCAATCCGCATTCTGGACAAAATTTAGGCTTAGAAAATTTGTATTCTATTTTGGCAAAACATTCTTTACAGTATAGATTCATAGTTTTATTATTTGATATAATAATATTATATCAAAATGATTGCAAATAATCTATTTTTTACTCCAAAAACTCTATAATGTATGTAATATATTACATAAAATGAAAATAGAATATATTTCAAAAAAATATAAAATAGAAAAATTTATAGAACGCGTAACCTCGCACCTAAGAGAATATAATGGAAGAATAATATTTAAAAACCCTACGTTAAATTCAAATTCATCTGACGGCGAATTTTTAGAATACAATATGACAATAAAATGTATTTTGAATACCTCTTCAACCTATTGGATAGGAGTACTTGCTCATGAATACGCTCATTTTCTTCAATGTATTAGCGAAAATAAATACTGGACAGATTTTCAAAAAAAAGTTGCAGATATAAATAATTTTGACAATATCTTTAAAAGAGGAAAAAACGCCGAGTTATTAAATAATAAAAAAAGATTAAATCTTTCTTCCTGCATAATAAAAATGGAGCTAGACTGTGATAAGGCGGCCATAAAATTAATAAATAAATATAAACTTCCAGTTGATAAAAAAGAATACCGATCAAAAGCTAATATAGTGCTGTATAAATATTTATATTGGGGAGAATACGGAGTTTGGCCGAGTATAACTGATAAAAAAACCGGAAAAACTTCAGACTGGAAAACATTAGGCTTAAGCAAGTTTATCCACGAAGATGGCTATAAAAGCGCAGGCGATATACCTAGAAAATTATTTAATATATTTCAAGAAAATTAATTTGATTTTAATCCCTTTCCCAAGCAAAATGCTTAAATGAAGAAGCTAGTTCGCTAATATAAGAATTTCCTTCTATAATATTTATATTTGCCGTATTTAAAGAAACGCCAATACTATAACCTTCTCCGTAACCTAAAACGTGTTGCTCCCGTTCGATGTCTTTATTTTCGCAAAATTGTTGTAAGTCCTTCCAAACCGAAAGAAAATTAGAAATTTTTTCTGGCACTTCTTTTATTACTAAAAAACTTTCTTGGATTAAAAGCGAACTTTCAAGCTTATAGTTTCTATTAACGCAATGTTGCTCAAATTCCTTGCCATAAGGAACTCTTGGAGTTAAGCCTTTCAAGAAATGTTGTATGGAACAATCTGCTGGATACCTCCATATAACTTGAGGATAGGCTCCATTGTCTATTTTATCACTATCAAAGTCGATCAATCTTTGCTTGAGTTGTTCTCTAAGGCAGTGATCAGCATCGATTAAAATTACCGTATTTTCATACTTGAAGCCTTCTTCAAATATCAAACGTTTGTCATGGAAAGAGAACAGACGCTCCAAATAAGGAGCTGTTTTATATTCGTAGTACTTAACTATTACGTTTTTTGTACCCCAAAATTGACTTGGTTCATCAGTTAAGACTAGAAAATTTACATCTATTACCTCACTAATTTGTTTAATTAATTTTTTTGTTTTAGCGTGATAGTTTGAGCCAACAGAACAAATACCTATGATAAATTTTTTTTTCATACAACTCTCCAGTTTTCACAAGTTAAATCGTCATAAGTTGATGTGTTTCTAGTTGACTCGTAATATACTTGGCTGAACCAATTTGTTTTTGGGTCTGGCATTATTACATTTGAGTTATTAGCCATCCAAGCTCCCCACCAACTGAAGGTGCTGTTTGCTGTAATATGATTGCGAAACAAAGACATCAAATAAAGCTCCAATAAATCGTTTCTTTCTTCGATGAAAGTTTTGTTAGGCAAGAAATTAAAATTAACTTTGCACCATTCTATATCGTCGGAAAATATAACAAAATGTTTATTTCTTCCGACAATCTCGGTTGCTCTTTCGTAGTAATTCAAGCCTAAAATAATTAACTCCCTTGCAGTAGCGTAATCCCCTCTTCTTACATGAAGAACGCAGCTATCAGAATCAATGAGATGTCTATATTTATTCTGTATATATTCTTTGTGCTCGTCTTTTAGTTCAAACAAATTTAATACTTCGTTTCTACAGTCTTTGAAATACTTTTCGGTTTGAAAAAACCCGTCAATTAGTAATAGCTTATCAGTCTTAGGTAAAGGTCTAAAACCTACATCTCCAAATCCCCAAAATTCATATCCACTCTTGACTGCTTCTTGAAAATCAACCCACGGCAATTCATGTTTAAACAAAACACGCGAAGAGTCATTTGGATCGTGCCTATTGAACCTAAATGCGCAATTGTCAGGAAATGCATAATTCGTGTTGTTGTGTTTAGCAACTGAAACAGTAGTAGCTATTTGAAACAAACTATTAGCTAGCCCCCAACCGCCAAGTCGTTCAAAAATAATCATATCTTCAAAGTCAATATATGATTTGGCATTCCAGATAGCCACAGGCCGCCCCAATTATACATTGATTCCAGTTTACTCTTGACTTCCTTTTCAAGGAAGCTTGCACCAGTTCTATAAACATTATTTAAATCATCATCTTGATGACCCCAAGCTTCAAAAATAAGCGTTTTAATACTTACTTTTGAAAAATCAATAGAGTTAACTATTTCATAGTCTAATCCCTCAGTATCAATTTGAAGCTTTTCCACTTCTTGCGCATTTAAATCTTTACATAGATCATTAAAAGAAATAGATTCAACATCAATTTCTTCAAGTGGGGTCATGTGAGATTTGCGTTTAATTAAAGATGAATGACCGGATTCATTATATATATATAATTTAGTTAATTCATTTTTAAGTGAAATCGCTTTATTACAAATAATAACTTCATGCCTTTGTTTAATTTTTTGATAATTATTTTCAAGCTCATTTATTAATTTGAAATTAGGTTCGATTAACACTATCTTAGACGACTCCGTTAATGATTCAATATCTCTTTGGAAATCATCATTTCCAATATTTGCTCCGATTTGTATATATGTTTTCATAAATTTAAATATAATTCAATCACTTTTAATAAAACTCTATTCAAACATTGGCTCTTTTCTTTCCAATTCTTTATTATCAGGTTTTTTAATCAACCCAGTTTTTTCCATTACAAATCTAAGTAATCCAGATCTAACAATATCAGAATATTCCCTCAACTCAAAGCAATGTATGCCAAAATTACGACTTTCCTCATCATCAAATAGGTCAAACATTTTACGGAAACCGGATTTTGCCCCAATATCGTTTTGATTTACAGAATCGCCTATAAAAAATATACGGGTAAATTCGCCACATCTAGTCAAAACAAGAAATAGGTCATCCCATGTCATGGATGATGCTTCATCCACTATAACAGCCTTACAGTTCCAAGAACGACCTCTCACAAAACCAACCGGGTGACAATTTATCCTATTATCCTTCTTTAATTTCGCAATATCACATTCGGGCAGCATCTCTTCTAATTTATCGAATAAAATAGCATTATATGGAGCCATTTTCTCCTCACTAGTTCCAGGAATAAATCCAATTTTTCCTGTAGTAGATGATTCCACCGGATTTCTTATAAAGATAATTTCATCTACCTTTTTAGCATTTAACAGTTTTAATGAAGACATCACAGCTAAATACGATTTAGAAGATCCATATAATCCATCTATAAATACGCATTTTGTATTTTTCGCAGCGGCAATTTCAAAAATTTTCTTTTGTTTTTCTGTTAGATCTGATCTTTCTTTAATATTTAAATTAAAGTTAATCTTTGGACGCTGGCTTACATAAATAGATAAATCTTTTTTTTCAATTTGCTCAGACTTGTCTTTTTCACTTTTTGTAATTTGGTTTTTATTTAGCGCTGTTTTATTTTTATTTTTTGACATATTTATTGCTTATATATTATATATAAAAATACACTGTTATCGATTTAATTTATAGAATAAAAAAACTTACTAGACTAGTTAAATAAAAAGTGTATTAAGACATATATATTATTTATATGAAGATTTTTATTAGCTTGTCGTCAATTGCAGATAACCTAGGAGATAATTTTAATTTATCTTCTAATGGTGGAATAATTTCTCCATCATCCGCAACAAGAGCCGAATTACTTAATGGCATTCAAGCAGAGGTAGACGAATCAGCTTCTACTATTACTATCACGTCTCAGCTCCTAAATAATATTTTTGAAACAAAATCTATAGATAAGACAGCCGAAAACTGTATAGATTTAAACCTTGGCGTACAAGCTCTAAAGCTTTCCGATTACCAGGGAAAAATAGTTACTCCATCAACTTTAGAAATTGAATAACTAATTAAAAATCAAATAGTTTATTTAACTAATTTTATCCAATAAATTATTGTTACAATAATAAGATAAATACAAATAAATAACGTCAATTAAACTGGTCGAACGCAACCTAAATCCCAAGCGCCGCCACTCCATCAAGTTTATTCATAGTATATATATACACTAAAATATGTATATAATTATTAAATGAAAGACTCTAACCCCTTTTTAAGGGAGAAATATTTTTTATATAAAAAACACGCAAATAAGTGCGTAACTAATCCACAAAAAGGATAAGACAATATTCCAAGGTCTAAAAATAAAGGATTATATAAAAAACTAACTAAAAAGCCCATCCAAAAACTACTACATTCTGGGCATATTAATGGGCGCCTAATATATGGAATTCGCGCCACAAGGTTTCTGACCGATGAAAATATTTCAGAGAAGCTCCACATGAAGCTTACGCTTATAGATAATACTATATAAGCTAAAATATCAAAAAATAACATAATTACAATATGTATACATCAATATGTTCATCATCAACTGGAACAACAGAAAAACCTCTATATCTAATCCCTTGATCAATCATATTTTTGTTAAAATTAACCCATTCTGATTTTTTTATTCTTATAATTCTGCCCATACCAATTTCCGCATTTACTTCTGAATTAATTTTATCAAGATCTACATCGACATCAAATTCCAATAAAAATAAATTAACGAAATCCGCGCATTTTTCTTTATTGTTTTTCACGTATTCCGAAATTTTAGCCTTACAAGTACAATTTGGATTAGTTACGTATGATTGAATTTCTGAATAAACTTCAGGCGCGAATGCTTCAAATCTAACCTTGAAGTCTTTATTAGAAGACAATAAGTTTAAAAATACTCTACCAAGATGAGGATAATCTTTTTCTATTTTCATAATAATTTATAGGCTATATTTATAAATATATTATTTATATAGAGCTTGATTTTTCAAAAAAATTAAAAATTATATTTTACGCTTTCTCTTATATTTCTAATTTTAGAATGACTAGCTTTTTTCTGAGTTTTAATGCCTCTTACCATATAAACTATGATGGTATCAACTATTTCTAATAGTATAGCAAGTAAAAAACAAATTAAAGCCGTAATATCTCCTCTAAGCAGGGCGCTAAAAGATAAATTAATAACATTATCAGTTTTAAATTTTATAAACTGAGGTTCGGTATTTAATTTGGCGCTAACCACGTTAATTGCGCTATTTAACTTAATAGAAGTATCGGCTAATTCTTCAAAAGTTTTAGCTTTATTTACACTAAAAATCAAACCCTCTTCTCCGTCCTTAACAGAAACCAATCCGTCTATTGCTAATATTCCTTGCTCTAATGAAGCTTTTTTTGTTTCATATTCTTTCTGTATTTTTTCAAGTTCTTTATTCTTATTAGATTCAAGCCCTCTTTCTTCAAGTAAAATATTAGCCTTATAAGCCTCTATTTCTTTTTCTTTATTATTTTCTAATTCCTTTTTTGCTAGATCAACCTCAGCTTTAGCTTTTCTAATATCAGCTTCTAATTCTTTAGCTCTTGGACCGATTCCAGCAACGCCAGATGTAACTTTTCCTCTAACCCCCTCTGTTTCATCTATAAATGCCTGCTCCGCCTCATTAACTTTATCGCCAAGCTGCTTATATTTAGAATTAAATTGTTGTTCTAGGTCTTTCGCGGCATCATTAATTTTATTATTAAGTTCCTTAAGCTTGGTGGTATGTTCTTGCTCTATTTTTGTCTTTATAGAGTTAGTCTCATTTTCTAATAATAGAAGTTGCCTACTAATTGACTTTCTTACTTCTTTGTCAAAGTAATTAACTTTTTCTAATACTTCGAACTTGGTTGTCTGTAGAGCTGACTTAACACTTGTTTCTGAATAAAATCCAACAAAGTCAAATATAGTCGGAAGCAGACTTATAACAATACAAAGCACGGCATGCTTATATTCAAACGTCTCGCGTCCGTACATAATAATTTTGACACAGTATGGTAATCCGACGACCGAAAGAGCGGCTAAAAATATTAATCCTACGTTCCACCCTGTTAATATCAAAGAAAGAGCGTGAAAGGCAAAAGCCGTGGCTACTATCATTACTATTATATAAATAAAGTTAAGAGATTTGGACGCAAAGACATTTTTTGTTGAAAATCCGAACAAGGTGCGGTGCTCTTTTTCCTCAAGGTCATCGCCGCTGATATTTTCATTTTCGTTTGTAATAATTGGCATATTTTTATTTTTTTCTTTTTTTAATATTCTTTTTTTAGCCCTCAAAGCCTTAAGATAAATCCACCTAAACATAAAATTTATTTTTTTATATATTTTTATACACTAAAATTGATATTACTATATTTAGTACGGCCC